CGAGAAGCTAATATGAGACAACAGAAAGTATTGTTTATTGATTTTGATAAGAAAGACTATCCAAATTTAAAAGATGCACATGATTTTACCAAAATGATTAAGGATAAGCTGCCAAATCTATTCTTACACGCATTTTATGATTCTGGACATGGATACCACTATTATGTGATTATTCCACCTACTTGTAAAGTCAGAGAAATAAGCGAACTGAATAAAGAAATATGTGCATTAGTTGGAGCAGATACCAACGCCTGTAAAGTGACACAAGTAGCAAGAATACCATGTACGTTTAATCGGAAAAATCCAGATGAAAATGGGAAATTCCCATTAGTAAAAGAAATAGATCACTACCAAAAGCATCCGTATGAGGTCAAGCATTTCCATCCATGCAACGTAGGATATATTAAGCATAGAGTAGATAATGCAAAAAAGATTTTAGAATGTGAATTGGAATCAAAACCGTTGCAGAAATGGGATTATAGCGGTGATGGCTTAGATATAAAAGTTTATCCTTGTCTATGTACTGAAAAGATGTTAAGAGAAGGTGCGGATCAGTATGATAGAGATACATGGCTAGGAAGAATTATTTCAATGCTTAGATTTAACGGATATACAGAAGATAAAGTGAGAGAAATATGCTTAGACTGGAATACAAGATGTAGACCACCGAAAAATCCAAATACCGTAAGAAAAGACATTGATTTCTATTTAGATAAAGAAGATGTATATAAACTAAATGGATGTTGGGAAAAAATAGACGATCCAAGAGTAAAAGAAATTGTCAAGCGTCAATGTGATAAATTTCATTGTATGCAAGCAATCCAAAAGAAGAATATATCCATTGGAGAAAATATTGGTGTAAAAATGCCACAGAAGCTATTGACGGATGGAAGATTGCGTAATGATAGAAAAGTAAGCCTTAGTGGATATGAATTTTTGATAATGACGATTTTATACAAGTATATAAAACCAAAATCAAGGATTCCATTTACTGTAAAAGAGTTGAAAATGAAGATGCAATACAAAAATCATGGAAAATGGCAGCTTTGTATGGATATAAAAACTTTCAAAAAAACATTGGAAAAGTTAGAAGAACATCATTGCATTGAATTGATTGAGCCAACATCAGAACAATGTAGAAAGAAAAAAGTAACATATGATGATATGCGAATAAAAATCAAACGTGGATTGAAAATTTTAGATGATGAACATAATATTGAATTTTATTACAGTACAGCGAGAGCATTTATTTCAAAGCAGATAACACAAAACGAATTTAAAGTGTTCCTTTGTATAGTGAATAATATAAAAGATGGTAAATCCTGTACAATGGAAGATTTAGATAGAATTCTCTGTATAGGAAAGTCTCATGTTGTAGAAGCAATTAGTAACTTACAAACTGCACAATGTATTGATGTAGTTCAATATAGAAGTGATAAAGGTAACTGGTATAATCTGTATTCTCAAAAGTATACAGATAAACATAATGATACAACTTATATTGATGATAGTAATATTGATATAAAAATAGATATACCAAGCAATAATGTTGTGAGTATGGATTGTGGATGTAAGGATGGAAATGTAGAAGTAGATAACACTGGAGATATACTAATAGAATTATTAGCTTAACCATACCCTTTCCCCTAGATGTATCCCCAAGGGAATATAATACACTCTATACATAGGTACGGAAAATCACTTTCTAAAACACCAAAAACATAAGAAAATCAATGCTTTTCCCAATTATTAAAGTGCAAATCAGTAGTCCGATTTTTCCCTCTCACTTTTTCAAAAAACATAGGAAAATCAAGGGTTTTCAGCGTTTTTCTTGTGCAAACAAAAAATGCAGTTCCATGTGTGGATAACTGCTATTAAATTTTATCAATAGATTACCACACATGGACTGCAAAAGCAAGCACTATTTTATATAATTTTGAAACACTATTTGAGTAAAGGAGAAGTATTATTGAAGGAATTAAAGGAACCTAAATTATATATTTTGACAACAAATAAAGTATCAGGGATCTATACCATTACAAACAAGGTAACAGGTAAATTATATATAGGCGAGAGTTTGGATATTTATAGAAGATGGCATGATGAGCATATTCCTCAGCTTAGAAAGAATCATCACTATAATAGAGAATTACAGAATGATTTCAATAAATATGGTGAAGAAAATTTTAGTTTTGAAGTTTTAGAACGATATTCAGGAAATGATCCGATTTCAACGAAAGCAAGGATTCTGATTCTGGAAAGCTATTTCATAACACAATTTGGAAAGGCAGGAATCAGTTTATATAACAATGAAAATACTATGGTAGAAATATTGAATGGTAATAAGCTCCCGCAGGAAGGTGGCAACACATTAGTATGTGCGATAGCGAATGTGTTAGCGAACTATATGATTAAAGAGTGTGAGGGTTTTGCATATTTTGAGAAATACAAGACGATAAAGGGAGTTTTGTTTGATTATGTTACACCCAAAAAAGAATCACAGGCATCAATCATTAAAGAGTTTGAAAAATATTTAGAAGATAGCGGAAATAATAAGAATCATTTTACCTATAAACATCCTATATACTATGTCATAAATGGTCAGAAATTAATGCTTGAAGAATATGTTGTTAGGGATGATAAGATAAAAGAATTAGAGAAATTGGCAATATTATTCTCTGAATATAGGGTAAAGGCACATAAGAAAAAAGATTTACCATCTGATAAAAAAGTTTCTAATAAGAAACAATATGATCCTATTAAGGATGGAGAAGTAAGGTTTAGTCTTTTATTTAAAGATTTTGCTGAGAACGGAATATTACCCAAAGAATACATCTATGATAAGGTCAGAGAGTACATGGTTGATTTAGGTATTATAACAATGAAGGAAATGGAGTCAAACGGAGCATCAAAGCGAGTTACGTTTGTTACAGATGATGCATTGAATAAAAAGATATTAAGGATTGTTGGATGCAATAAATATGGGGATAGTTTCACTTACAGTTATGTTTTTACTGTAGAGGGAATTGATTATATGAAAAAATTATTTTCTGAACTTGATGAAAATAAAAAATTGGAGTTGTTTACATATATGAATGTTGCTTAAGTGATAGTCAGTAGGAGATCATGCTACCAGTAAAAAAGGTGTTTCTGAAATGGCAATACCTTGAAAAGTTATCGACCATAACGATGACAATTTTTGGAAAAGTAGAAAAGGAGAAATTAGAATTATAAATGGAAGAACGATTTATTCAACACGGCGATGATTTTGTTGTTATAACAGGGAATACCCGTTGTACAAATGGTGATTGTCCGTATATTAACGAGGTAGGAGATTGCCCAGGCGATATTGAAAATTGCGAATATCGTCAACAAAGGAATGATGCGTTTATAAATTATGCGTTTGATGGTTTAAGATAGTCTGGCAATCGCTGCGTTGCAGCTCATGCCATTGCTCATATGCTACGCATATTCGCAAATGTAGATTTTTTAGATGAAGAAGGAGAAATGAATATATGGCAAATAAACAAACAGAAATATGTTTCCTATGTGGAAAAACAAAATCAGAAGTAAATCAGTTACTAAAGGGTAAATTCGATTATGTAGTTACCGACTGATTATAAAATGTAACTACATTATCAGGAGGTGAACTGATGCATTGTTATATTCAGGAAATACAGATGAAGAATTCAAATTCTATTGGTTGTGGCAAGGAATTATGTGTTACTACATCAAATTGGACAATGAATGGGATTACATATACAAACTATGGATACACATATTCAGACGAAAAGTTTGAGCGTCCCATTAAAACAGCATACAAGGTAACGCTTCATGATAAAAGCTACCGTGACAAAGAGGGTAAGGTAAGGAAAAATCAGTTCCATATAACAACAATAAAATATTACGATCTGGTTGATTTTGGGTGGTATGACTGTATCATAAGCAGTAAGATAGACGATATTGCTGAAGAAATGGGCATAGACCCTGAAATTGTGTGGGCAGAAATAGAAAACAAACTGGATGCTTTGCAAGATAAGGTAAGAGATGAATTTGCACAGACAGAAGAATATAAGGTAAAAGAAAAATACGATGCTATTTTGCGTGAGTATAAGGCAAAGAAGCATGAATTTGCTGAAAAATATGAGGTACAGGAGAATGAATATGACCGTTGCTATGATATTTACGGCAAATTGAGAAATTCAGATTATCTTGAAAAAATAAAGCGTGAATATATGGCAAGAAAAGAATATGAAAAGAAAAGCAGTAGTTACCGTAGGGGTTATCAAAGTAACTACAATAATTATTCCGGTAGTTATGGGACAAGTAGTTTTAACAGTGGTCTTAGTAACGAAAAAGAGAAAGAGTATTATAAAAAATTTTACCGGACACTTGCCACTAAATTCCATCCTGATGTAACAGGGGATAATGAAGCAATGCAGTTTTTGAATAAATTAAAGGAATCCTGGGGAATTTAGAAAGATTGGGAAATGGTGCTTATGGTGCAAGCACGTTAAAAAAGAAATAAATTATATGGTCTGTCAGTTAGACATGTAAAGAGAATTACAAGGAACTTCCTTATCTCTGCCATTTTGATTTAGGAGCAGTTGGTTTAAACAAAATGGTAATATAAATATTTTTGGTAACGGTTACTAAAAAGAAAGGTAAATATCATGGAGGAATGAAAA